TGTGCATACAAAGTTGCAACAGGAACAGAGAACCCAGCACCAGTTCCACCCAACTCGGTATTGGACGCGCTCAGAACATCTCCCACCTGGTAACCAGCTCCCCTAGAAGTTACGGTAACGGCTGTTACAGCGCCTAGAGCAACGGTTACGGTAGCCTTTGCGCCGCTTCCGCTGCCGCCAGTAAGGGTGACGTTGGTGTAGGTGCCAATAACGTAACCTGCGCCTCCAGTAATCGTTCCTAGCGTCTTGATGCTGCTGGTCTTTATGGCTGTAACGTAGGTGTTTGTAGGAATTCCCGACCCAGAAATGATCAGCCCCAAAACAACTTGGGTGTTGTACGTGTCTAGATACAAGAATTGGCTTCCGCTTACCGTGTTAAATGAAGAAGTAAAAACGGTAGCCGCTGGGGATGTGTCCCAATTGGCTTGTACGGGATAGTGAAACACTTGCGAGAAATAACCAGCCGAGCGGCGAGCACCTAAAGCTTGGCCAGCATCGTACCAAATGTTTTCACGGGTGTTGTAAACAATAGCGTCAGTACACTCAGTAGCATCACCTCTAGGGTAGAACCACCAAACCTCACCAAAACGAGGTACTTTGCTTACCCAAACTTTTTGCCTTTGAGCGTAGTTTAAATTGTCAAAAAAGTAGTTCTGATTCATGCTGTTAGGAATTTCCTTAACAACACCGTTGTACATCAAGAAACGGTCTACTCCGCACCAGTAATACACTCCATCGTATTCAATTGCAGATTGGCTAGACAGAATAGAAGACTGCGAGCTGATGATGTCATAGCGCCAGTATTGTGGGGGTGTTCCAGCTCCACCAATATAAGACACACGTACTAGGCTATCAAGGCTCCAAAACAGCCCAGAAGGCGCGTTTGAACCACCCCTGACGGGTAACCCTTGGACAATCTTTCCTGTGGCTACGTTGGTTGCATTAGCGTCTGCGGAGACCCAATCTTGAGCGTTGCCAGCGGCGCAGTTCTGAATCAGACCATTGTTGCCATAGACAAAGACGTATGGATGAAGTGTCACTACGCCACCAGACACAGTAATATTATTGCTGAAAGTTGCAACAATGACTCCGGCGGGGATTACGCTAGACAGAGTTATGTTGGTTGTAGAGACCGAGACCACCGTGGTGTTTGGTGGGATGCTGGTTCCTGTTATGGTTTGTCCAGCACCGATCAAAGGATTTAAAGCTGGAATAGTTACTACAGCAGTACCAGTAGAGGTAATTGTGGCGGTAAACGTGCCAATCTGTGACATGGTCGTGCCGTTAATGTCACCAATTAGGACGGGCGTATTAAAGTCGTTGTCAACTGATGCGAGGTTATGCCCTGGGTGTGCCAGCAATGACTGCACTCCAGCTCCCGCAACATCGTAGAAACCATCAAACTGCCAAAGGTTTAGGTTGGAAGCAGTAAAGTTTGACAGCGTAAAGTTGTTAATGCCAGCCCCAATGCCGTTATCATCAATAGTGAGCACTTGCAAACCATTGTTATAACCACTGAAGATGTAGTTGAATGCATTCTGAGCATTAACCCAAATGCCCCTTGATGGGCCTGTTAGTTGATCAGAGATGACACGATACCCGCCCATCTTTCTAGGGCGTCCACGCTGAAACCTTACCCAGCGACCATCATTGTAAAATTGCTTATCAAAGATGGTTCCGTCCCGTTGGACGCCAGGTTTGGTATCAAGAGCAAATACCTTTTGCGTCATTAGAACACTCCGCCCGAAATGCCGCCTGTAAAGGTTCCTGTACCGTTTATGGTTAATCCAGAAGACGACAGCGTGAATAAATTAACACCAAGGATGGCCATCGCTAGTTCAGCGGTTGCGGAACGATAGATGCCTGTGGAAGACTCCGAGGCAAAGTTTAAAGATGGCGCACCCACAGAGCCAGAAACCAATGACACGGTGGTGGCTCCAGCGGCAATCGTAGACGCGTTTAAGAGGTTTACAGAGTCACATAGCAATATTACCTGCTGACCCGCGGGAACGGTTGCTGTGCCGCCTCCAGCTCCCGTGGTGAAGGTAATGGTGTACCCAGCACCAGTTCCGTTGGTTTGGTTGGTAACGTAGTAAACCTGAACGGTTTGGGGGACTGTAACGGTTACGTTTCCGCTTAAGGTTCCTGTGTACTTCTGTACGACGTTTGCAGCCTCAGCGGAGGTTAGAGTGTAGCTACCAGATGTAACAGCCTTGGTAAGCTGCGTAAAATTGAACTGAGTGCTGCGTCCAAGACCGACGGTGTAGAAAGCCACACCAGAGCAGCAAATAAAGCAGGAATCAGAAGGCTGTAAAGAGATAGAAGCAGCACCATTGATCAGGTTTCCTCCAGAGGGGGCCACGGTCAAAGTGCCAGTCCCGCCATTACGCAGCATCATAAACCAATCGTTACCTAACGTAACGGCCGATGTAAGGGTCAGCGTTCCTGCGCCGTTGTCCCACACGTAGTAAGAGGCTCTGTCGGAAGCAATTGCGGTATAGGCAGAAGAGAATGTGGTGACGTTGTGAGCTGCATTTAGGGTGTTGGTGATAGCCTTTAAGCCGTATCCAGCCAATGCGCCAGCATCTACGTTAGAAGATCCCACGCCAAATGCAATGTTGCCCCATGTTCCTGCTATGGTGGCGTTTGTAGTGATGTAGATGTAACGTGAAGCACTAGGAGCTACGCTTGCAATAGAGTTGCCAGCAGCATCTTTAACGGTGAAGGTATTAGCGCCAATGTTTCGGATCAGGGCGTCTTGACCCACAGAGGCTTGATTGGCGGGGGGCATAGACAAAGACAAGCCAGCAGTAGTGGCTGTAACGTCCATAATCCGAGCGGCCACATTGTCTGTAACGCCACCGTTAATCGGCCAAAACAGTTGGGTATTAGCAGAAAGCGTAACGGATCTGTAAGAAACAGAAGTTGGCTGGATTACGTTATCCGTAAAAGGCGAAATAAAACTAGTCACAATTGACTCCTTGTTCTGCAAGCCTTTTGGCCTTTTGTAATGCCTTAGTGGCTATATTTGATGCGCTAATCTTTTCTTTTGTTTCTTGGGTGTGTGTTTTTCCAAGAAAACTTGCATGTTTAAGCTTTTCAGCATCTGGCATTTTTCTACCAACAAGAGATTTTCTAATCTTTTCTTTTGTTTCTTCACTCATTGGTTTTCTTGGTCTGTTTTTATGGGCTTCAGACATTTTTTTCTTGGTTTCTTCTGAAGCCTTTTTACCGAGATTTTTTCCAATGTTTGACAATCTTATTTTTTCTATTTGGTCATTTGACAATTTTATACCAAGCTTAGAGCCAAATTTCTTTGATTTTTCTTCTTTGCTTAATTTGCTCATAGATAGCTTGCCAGCAATAGATTTTGCAACTTTTTCCTCATCTGTAAGCTTTTTCCCAACAACGCCCTCGCCGCCATCTGTAAGGTTATAGCCATTTGGGGCTTTTGTATTGTGTTGAATAATTAACATTTTTTCAATGTCACATGCACATTCAAAATTAAAAGCACTAGCAATATGTGTAAATATAAAATTTTCTTTACCATATTTTTTTATTGCAGAATGCAAAGCTGGCGCACTTCCATTAGCACAAAGGTGCTGACTCCATCTTTTTTCCAAAGATTTTGAAATGCCAACATATTGTTTAGCATTCAAAATGTTTGTTACTATATAAATTGCATATGCTTTCATTTAAATGTCTCGCGCAATCGCTTGACGATCCCCAATTCGGGCAACGTCTTCAGTTTTCAGTACATTCATGATTTGTTCATATTGAGCTTGCCACATAGGAATGCGCTCATCGTTCTTCAGGAACGGCATGGCTTGCAGGAGTGATCCATAAAGCAAAGCTTGCGGAGCGTATTCTGTGAACCAGTTGCTCTGGTTGGTTGCGTCTAAAGGCTGGACACGCTCGTAATACAGCACCTCATAGGCGTAATCATCATTCGGTGTAGGCGCAATCATCCAATGGGTGTAATCGTAATCACAATAGAAGAAAGGCACGTCTTGTTGAGAAGGATCTGGCCAATATTCTCTTAGGTATTCGTACTTTCTCAAGAATATGGGTTGGCGCACGCCGTTAACCGTCACATTCATGGATACGGTTTTCCTCCAGCGGGCTGGCTTATCTATGACGTTTTCGCCTTGAACCATGTTGCTTGTAGC